CCTCGCCCGCGTAGCTAACCAAAGGAGCCGCTAATGGCCAAGGAAAACAAACCCGCGCAGGTTTACGCCAAGCCGCACACCATGTCTGGTAAAGAAGTGAAGCCAGTTCTTAAGGAGCAGTCTGGCAAAGAGTACATGAACTCGATGAATCCTTCTGTTGGCAATATTACTGACGGCAAAGAGAAGGGCATCAAGACTTCTGGGATTAAGATTCGCGGCACCGGCGCTGCTACTAAAGGTGTGATGGCACGCGGCCCGATGGCATAAAGATGACTTATACAGAACTTGTAGCCGCTATAGAGGCGTATACCGAAAACTACGAACAAAGCTTCGTAGACAATATTCCTGTCTTTGTAAAACAGGCGGAAAAGCGCATCTATAACACGGCGCAGATTCCAGCACTGCGCAAGAACGTGACTGGAGCGACCAAGGCTAGTAATAAGTATTTACCATGCCCGGTTGACTATCTGTCTACGTACTCTATGGCGGTTATCGATTCTAGTGGTAACTACGAATACCTGTTGAATAAAGATGTCAACTTCATACGTCAAGCATATCCTAGCCCAAGTGATACTGGCCTGCCTCAGTATTACGCTATTTTCGGCCCTGCCGTGGCTAGTGAAACTATTAGCGATGAACTGACGTTTATCTTGGGTCCGACCCCTGACGCTGCGTATTCGGTAGAGCTGCACTATTACTACTACCCTGAGTCAATTACTACAGCTGCAGATGGGCGTACATGGCTGGGCGATAACTATGACCCGGTTTTGCTCTATGGCTCGTTGCTAGAGGCGTATACCTTCATGAAGGGTGAGCAGGACGTGATGGCGTTTTATACCCAGAAGTACGCCGATGCGCTGGCGCAGGTTAAACGTCTGGGCGATGGTCTAGAGCGTGGTGATGCATACCGGGATGGTCAGTTCAAGATGAGGGTGACATGACCATTCAACAGGGGCTGACGAATAGTTTCAAGGAGCAGATGCTGCAGGGGCAGCAGAACCTGACGTCGAACACGCTGAAGATGGCGTTGTATACCGGGTTCGCTTCTCTAGGCCCCTTGACTACTACTTATAGTTCTGACAATGAGACGTCGGGTACGGGGTATACAGTAGGGGGTGAAGTACTGTCAAATGTATCCGTGGCTTCATCGTCTAATGGTATTGTATACATCAGTTTTTCCAACCCTACTTGGTCAAATGCTTCATTTACTGCACGTGGGGCTCTTATTTATAATGCTACACAGAGCAACAGCTCTGTGGCTGTTTTGGACTTCGGGGCGGATAAAACCTCGGTTGGACAAACCTTTACCGTCACATTGCCTGCCAATACAGCAACGACGGCTTTAATTCGTTTTCTTTGAGGAGTCATTATGACTATTGAAACTTCCAAATCTAGCGAAACCGTCAGCGGTGCTGTTGCGCGTAAGACCGGTTTTGTTGAGAACATGTCGGCAGGCGGTGTGTTTACCGTTACTTGCCATGACAAAGACGGCAACCTGAAGTGGGCTGATCTTGCTCCGAACCTTGTGGTTAACACAGGTCTGCAGGATATGAACACCAAGTACTTCACTGGTTCGTCCTACACGGCTACGTGGTACATCGGTCTGGTGGGTAACACCGCATCGAACACCACCTTCTCCGGTGGCGACACTTTGGCTTCGCATGCTGGCTGGGAAGAAAACAGCAACTATTCTGGTAACCGCAAGGCCGCTACGTTCGGTGCGGCTACGTTGGCTGACCCGTCAAACATCAACAACGCATCGTCTACCGCGTCGTTCACCATGAACGCTAACGCGACTATTTCCGGTGCTTTCTTGGCTAATGTAGCTACGGGTACATCCGGTACGCTGTTCTCGGTGTCTGACTTCCAGTCGCCCGGTGATCGTCAGGTTGTTTCCGGCGACGTGCTGAACGTGACCTACTCGTTCAATCTGGACGCATCTTAATAGGAGATGACTATGTTTAAGAAGGGCGACAAGGTCAGGCTGAAAGTTACTGCACCGCAAGGTGAGATTGCGCACATGCGCATGGATGAGAACGGCACTATTTGGTACTTGATGTCATGGACTAACGGCGAGACTACGCAAGAGCGCTGGTTTACTTTTGACGAGCTGGAATCTGTGGAGTAATGTGTGGCCATCGTCGATGGGGGCTATAGCAGCGGTACATGGGGCGAAGCTGGGTGGGGCTGTTCGGTCTACTACCCGCTCGTCTCTAACGCTGGCTGGGGGCTAGGTGCATGGGGGTCTGACGGCTGGGGTCTTGGTAACGGTGGACTAGTTACAGCCTCTGAGCAGACCAACGTTGCAGGCACGGCTCCGGTAACAGTCTTCATAAGTGAAACAGCCATAGTATCAGATGCAGTATCAGGCCAGCCGATTAAAGTAGGTACGGTAAGCGAGACGGTAATAGCAGCAGACGCGGTAAGAAGTGTATTTGCTCTAGGCGTCAGAGTTTCTGAAACAGCTGTAGTAAGCGAAACAATGTCTGGCCGGTTGACGGCGGTAGGACGGGTAAGCGAAACGGCAGTTGTATCGGATGTAGTAAGCAGCCTAGCAAATGTGAACTCTCAGGTGGCTGAGAGTGTTGTAGCTACAGATGCGGTAACGCCGCTACGCACGACGTTTGGCTCGATATCAGAGACTGCAGCTGGGCTTGACGAGATTTCATCTACTCCTGCTTACAGGGTTGTGGTTAGCGAAACAGCTAATGGAAGCGCGGAAGCGGCAAGCGTCTTTGCTATACCGAACAATATTGGCGAAGGCGTAGTAGCTGCAGATAGTACTAACGTATTTAACACAATGCTCACTAGCATTGTGGAGTCGGCGAATGCATCACTAGAAGTTTCATCGTTGGGTATTTTTGCCGTACAGGTTGCAGAGACAACAGCGGCAACAGACGTAGATAGTGCAACAGGCAGGATCACAGTATTTGTATCTGACTCGGCAACAGTGTCAGATAGAGTAAGCAGAAGGTTGTTGTGGGAGCCGATAGATACCGGTGTAGACGAGGACTGGACGCTCATAAACACTAATTTGTAAGGAAACATTATGGCGAGTACATATTCCGCGCTAAAGATCGAGCTGATCGGTACCGGTGACCAAGCGGGTACATGGGGCGCTACCACTAACACCAACCTTGGCACGGCAATCGAAGAAGCTATCACTGGCTCTGCGGATGTAACTTTTGCCAGCGCTAATGCAGCTATCACGCTGACCGACACGAATGCTACTCAGGCCGCACGTAACCTGCGACTGAACCTGACCGGCACAATCAGCACCCAACAGTATCTTTTCATCCCGGCGATAGAGAAGCAGTACATCGTCAACAACGCACTGACCAGCCCGGTGATTGTGGCTAACGGCTCGAACACTGGCGCGACAGGCTCGACGGTTAAGATTCCCGCAAGCTCATCGGTGGTGATATTTAACACTGGTACGAACGTGGTGCCGACTGCTGTAGCGTTCCCGATCAGTTCTACGTTTACTTTAAAGCTTCCTACGGCTGACGGTACAAGCGGTCAGTATCTTCAGACCGACGGAGCCGGAAACCTTTCTTTTTCAACCGTGTCTGGTGTGACTACCGGCAAAGCAATCGCTATGGCGATGATCTTCGGCTTCTGAGGAGTATATAAATGGCAAATCCGAATATTGTTAATGTTACGCAGATTTACGGTCAGACTAACTATCTGACTCCTGCAAGTACATCGACGCTGGTGTTAATAGCTAATACATCTGGCTCAGGCAACGTTTTTAAAGTTGACCAGATCGTAGCGGCAAACCAGACCAACACTGCTGCAAACGTGACAGTATCGTTCTATAGTAACGGCGCTGTTACCAGCGGCAATACAGCTTCTGGCGGCTCCGCGTTCCCGATTGCTTCAAACATTTCTGTTCCTGCGTATGCTTCGCTTATCGTGATGGACAAGACTACTGCTAGCTATTTGCTGGAAGATAGGTCTATCGTGGTTGCAAGCGGCACAGCAAGCGCAATTACCTTCTCTGTAAGCTACGAACAGATCAGCTCGTAAGGGGTAGCAATGGCACTTCACGGGTATCCCGGCAACATTATCAGCGCGTCTTCTCCGCTGTATACGCCCGGCTTTGCTTCGGGTATCTGGAATCTTGGCT